AAAATACGACGACCAAAATTGTTCTCACGAGCAATTTTAATGTCTTCTTTCAATTGGCCTAATTCACCCTTGAGTTGGCTTGTGACAACCGTAGTCAATCTTTTTGCAGATTCAGCGACAAAACGTGCTTTCAATGCTTCTAATTGTTTACGACCTTCAGCAACTAACTTAACCTTTGCTTCAACCACAGCTTGTTTGTCTTGTGTGAATTCTTTAATTTCACGTGCCAAAGCGTGAACAATAAATTGTTCTAACTTTTGCTGACTTTCCATTTGTAGTTTACGCTCACCACGCAATTCTTTGATTTCTTCAGCTAGTTTAGTAACCATAAAATCGTTGAATTTAGTTGCGTTCTCACGCAATTTATGTTGAGCTTTAACGCGGTCTTCGTTCATTGCCTGTCTTTCATTCTGGAATTCTTCAATTTCAGAACGTAGACCTTCACTGACCATTTTATCAAGGGCTTCTACCATCACGTATCTGTCGTGTTCATAACGTTGTGCGAATTCTTCTCTTAATTCTGCACGTACTTGCTCACGAGCTTCATTCAACTTAGATTCCCATGCCTCGTTTATAGCGACACCGGTTTCTTCGTTGATTAATCCACTCTCAAGTAATGGTTTGATAGCATCTAACATGCTTAATCCCCTTTGTTAATTTTGAGATCCTTGATAAGACGAACCACTTCATCTTTCAGATATCTCTGTACCTTCTTGTTGCCCTGTGCATCTTTTGCAATATCCAACATTCTATGACCATGCTTCATATTCATCATGCCTTCATAGATTGCTTTAGGATAAGCATTGGGTGCACTAGGTTGTGCAACAATATCCACAGTGACTATTTCAAAGTCACTCACTTTGCCGTCCATGTCATTCACGTTACCGCTACCACGACTTGAAACGCCGAGTTTCACACCACTCTCCAGCATAGTCTTAACTAATTCACCCATTGGAGTTGGTAAAATCTTTAACTTTCCGAAACCATTAGCACCATCCATCCACATACTAGTAATCATATGTGATACACGGTCTAAGTTAATCTTTAAGTCATCTGGGTGATCTACTTCACCCAATACAGAGTAACCACTTGTAATTTGCTCATTTAGAGTTTGAACAGCAGACTCAATTTCAGACACGGGGTAAACACGCTCATTTGCGTTCTTTACCCCGCCCTGAATGAAGATCCCTTTCATATAAAGGTTCTTCTTGTCGCCTTCACTGACAGATTCAACAACCATACCGGCTCGGTCAAATGTCAGATGCTCCTTGAGATACAAAGCCATTGCTCTCAGATTCCTTAAATGCGTCTTTTAGCAGTAGTTCTACGTGACTCTGCTACTGGACTACGAACTTTACCTGCTTCGTCTTTAGTGACTGGTTTAGGTGTAGATTCACCCTTTTCACTAAAGTTATTTTGAGCTGGAGCATTCTTAAATGATCCTGAACCCTTTACACTTGTCTCACCTTTAGAATAAGCATTGCTAGGTCCTTTTGGTCCTGTTGGAACTGCTTCAGATTGACCACTGAACTTAACTGGCTTGCTATCCATTCCAGCTTGACCACTGTTTGATAAACCTGGGCTCTTTGTTTGAACACCATTGTCACCGTGTGTTACAGCAACTTTCTTCAATGTGATAGCTTCCATCATGGCTTCTTCATCACCAAATGCATCTTCTGCACCTTCTTCGTCGGCTGCAAATTCATCTGCATCAGCTTCCATATCTGCATCAGCATCACCACCCATGATATCTTCAAACTCAGCCATTAATTGGTCTAATTTGTCTTCTAGGTCAACAACACGGTCTTCTAAACCTTCTTCGCCACCTTCTTCGTCGTGGTCAGCTTCTAAGTCGTGTGTAAAGTCTTCACCGTCTTCTTCAGCTTCATCGTCAAATTCAATATCGGATTCATCATCCTCTTCAGACAATCCTTCTTCTTCACTACCAATCTCGTCTAGTAAATCTTGTACTTGACCAGATGGTTGATTCATCATTTGCTCTTCATCCATCATTGTTTCATAAATTTCACGTGACTTTTCAACCACGATATCATGAAACAATGCTTTAGCTTGTTCTTCGTTCTCATTGATAATCAAATCAATAAGTTGTTCAAATTTTTTATTATCCATTGAATGTTCTCCTAAGTAAATGGCTTTGTAGAATTATTTAGTGCGTAGTCAGGAAAACAGCACAATAAGTGCTGTTTTTTTACGTTTTTGTTAAATTTGGGAGATTTAGTATAAAGTTTTTAACTTATACTTGAGGTTGCTCAGGATTAGGCTGAGCATATTGTGCATGAATTTTCTTTAAAGAGTTTGCTTTTTCATAATTTCTAACATCATTCATCTTACGTAATTTGCGTATCTGACGTAATGTTAATTTAGTTTTACGGCTTTCTCTCCATTTTGGTTTGCTGTTATCAGACTCAACATCTTGGTAACCAGGAATAGCGGCGTCAAACATCTCAAATAATTTCATATGTTTATTTATCTTAAATCTGTCCAGGAGCACCACCCGGTACATTACCTGCCATACCGCCTGCTTGTCCAACCGGTCCGGCTACTTCCATATCATCTAAACCAGATTCTGGCTCAGGGGCATTCATATCTTCGCCAGTTTGTGCATCAGCTTCAATATCACCCACTGATACACCAATACTACGCAAATCACTACCTTGTGGCTCAATCTCAATCTCTTTATCATTTTCTTCACGCCACATTTTTTCGTTCTTACTAATTTCTTCTTCAGTTAAGCCCAAGAATCGTTCCATAGCAAAACGTTTAGATATATATGGATACTGTTCAATTGCAGTAAATGAACCAATACGTGCAGTATCTAATTCACTTTGGCGATAAGCGGCAAAGTTTTGTGGTGGATTAAATTGCAATTGAAATAAACCACTATCAATATTCAAACCTCTCCAACGTAAGAATAACTTAAATTCTTCATCTAGCTTTTGGCTAATATACTTTTGTAGTCGTTCACAATATTGATTGAAACGAAACTCTTGTATCATAGCTGTACCAACTCGACCATCACTCATTGGAGTAGGATTATCATCTGGTCCAGTTGGAAGATAGCTACTTGGCACACGTAAACCACGTGCTAATCTGTTGTTAAAGTAACGCAAGTCATCAATCTCACCCAAATTCTGTCCACCGGGCAACACCTCAACACTTGATCCTCTTCCGTCAGCAGTAACTGGGAAGAAGTAATCTTCATTCATACTTAATGGATTATAAGATGCATCAACTACACTACCACCACCATGTGTACTTGGAATACGTCTTTGGTGAATCTCATTCTTAATACGCTCAACAAAGGCCATAGCTAAGTGACTTGGCATATTACCAACGTCAATTTTAAACATTCTACGTTCTGGAGCACGTTGTACACGATAGATTAATACCGCATCTTCTAATAATTCTTTTTGCTTATAAACTTTGAAAATATTTTCTAAGATAGATTGACCAAAAGGCCAAAAGCGGTCTAACCCTTCGGTTAAGCTTAAATGAACAATGTGTTTGGCATCAATAGCTGATTCACTTTGCCCTAAAGTAAAACGACTTCCGGATGTGTTATATGGCATACTTGGAACAGTATATCCGCCACCACTACCACCTCCACCAGAACCACCTAATCCAGTTGCCGGATTAGCGGCAAAGTCTGTATTTGTTTTTTGTGCTACAGTTAAGTTCTGTAAGTTAATGTTAATGTCTTTTATAACATATTGTTCAGGCTTTTTACCTTCACTTTCGTTGACAATAACTTTAATAATCTTAGTCATATCTATCCAATATAACTTAAAGTTTTCCGGGTCACGTACAAATACTTGATCACCAAACTTAATAGTATTACGGAAGATTTTGAATGTTCTAGTGTCAAACTCATTGAGTTTGCACCATTGTTGAAGTTGTGTTTTAAGCATTTCAACTTCGTGTTGTGTTGGTTCATCTTTGAAATCTAAGTCAAAGGGAGTTTTATTATGTTCATTTGTTTGAGTGCTAAACTCTGAAATAATATCTAAGCAAGCATTAATCTCAGCATCTACGTCCATCATTTCATATTGATTATATCGTTCAATACGGTTTGGATGACCTGTATATACTTCCGGAAGACGACTACGATAGTTCTTGTAACCAAAATCTTGGCTGTTCATTCCTTGCCCAGTAGGACCATTTACACCAGCATTGCCATTCCAAGCTCCGGTATTATTATTAAAACCTGAAATTGGACTGGAAATGCCAGATTTGTTTGAGAAGCGTTTTTTGTAGGTCATATTAAGATACTTTATCTAGTATTTAGCGTTAAATCATAGATTGCTTATTAAAATCTTCTTGTAAGTCGTTACCTGTATCCAATTTATTAATAACAGTATCTAATTTATTTGCCAACATTTCAACCATTTCTTGTGTAGAGTCATTTCTAGGAGTAGGAGCTACTGTTGGATTAATTGCAGTACTTAGTTTAGTAATCAAATCTTGCTGTGACGTTTGTTGCTGTTCTAGTTGTGATTTGATTAGACCATTTACATCTGGAATAGCTGTAGGTGCCTTTGTTTTAAAAATATCAGCTAAATCAATTACAGCCGTTCTGTAAGAGTTTTTATCAAAACCATTCTGAATGTTCGTAAGATCAGGTGTTTTATCTGTTAATTTTGGAATAGGATTAACTGGTTTTTCTATTGGCTTATCTACTAGCTTTGGTACCGGTGTGATTGATTTCTCTATCGTTTTTTCTACTACTTTTGTCGTAGGAGTAACTAGATTGTCTATTGGCTTCTCTATTATTTTCTGTACAGGTACTATTGGTTGATCAATTGGTTTCTCTATTATTTTCTGTACTGGTACGACTGGTTGATTTACTGGCTTATCTGTTAATTTTGGTACAGGTACTATTGGTTGATCTACAATTTTCTCTACTACCTTTTGTGTAGGTACTATTGGTTGATCTACTGGCTTATCTGTTAATTTTGGTACAGGTACTATTGGTTGATCTACTGGCTTATCTGTTAATTTTGGTACAGGTACTATTGGTTGATCTACTGGCTTATCTGTTAATTTTGGTACAGGTACTATTGGTTGATCTACTGGCTTATCTGTTAATTTTGGTACAGGTACTATTGGTTGATCTACTGGCTTATCTACAATTTTCTGTACAGGTACGACTGGTTGATCAATTGGTTTCTCTATTATTTTCTGTACTGGTACGACTGGTTGATCTACTGGCTTATCTGTTAATTTTGGTATAGCAGATGTTTGCTCTATAGTTTTATCTAACGTAATAGATACATCTATCTGTTTTTTATCTGCAACTGCAACTTGATCTTGTTTTTTATCGATTGATTTTTGATCAATTATGGTTGTTGGTGCTATAGCGTCAAACAATTTGCTAAATTGTTTTTGTTCATTACCTGATATTGTTTGATAAGTGTCAAACAATTTACTGACTAATCTAACGGTTGGGTTCAATAATTTAGCAACTTCTAACAACTTTTCAGTAGTTGACATTTCATCAGAACCAGCAACACCTGCTACGGTGTTCAACGTCATTACTTTACTCAACCCTGGAATATTTTTAGATAATAGATTTATTAATAATTTTTCCGGATCAAGTTTGTCAGTAAGCTTGTTTGTTAAAGCATCTACTAAAGGATTATTAGTAGCATTGTCACCCATAATCAAACGTAAGTCTTCTGCTAAAGCTTTATTTGATGCTGTTAATCTATCCAAACTAGGCATTGATACTGGAATATTTCTACCTTTTGGTAAAGGAACAAATGCCTCATTCATTCCTGCTTCGGCCGCTTGTACTAGCGTGCCTCCCGGCTGAGATTTAATGATACCACCATCTTTCATTACCTCAACGTGGAAATGTTTACCAGTAGAGCCTTTACTTGGGAAGTTATATTCATCTAATACTTTAGATGCTCCTAAATCTTCAATTTGTCTTTTTATGGAGTTAGCTTCATCAATATCTTTTGGTGGATTTTTTAATACAAAATCTAATGCTTTACCTTCTCGGTGTTTACTAGGTATTAAGTTTCCGTTCTCGTCTTTCCTAGTCTGATGGAATTTATCATTTAGTGCTGTAAATGTTCCTTCGGGTAAGATTTCATTAATTTTTTCAGCAATATCTAATAATTTTGCGTCAGCTTTTCCACCTTGAACCGCTTGACCACCTTGACCACCTTTTAGATTTATTTTCTTAAGTATATCATCTTCACGTCCGGCAACTTTTGTTCCCAAATTATTGGATGCAGTAGCCCTAGCTTGATCACGTTCTAACTCTTTTACTGTTTTGGGTCCGGTTGGCGCGGCCGGTGTTGGGGCACCAGTCGCAGGTGGTGTTGGTGCACTGGTAGTCGCAGGTGGTGCTATAGCCGCACCTGCATCAGTTGCATATTTCTTAGCTTGTTCTAATTCGGCACGTGTCTTTTCTAGATCTCCGCGAATTTTGTCAGCATATGCAGTGCCTGCTCCGGGTCCCATTCCTCGTGATTCTAGCTCACGTTTCATTTGGTAACCTTTATTAATTAGAACAGAACGTTCTGCTTCTAACTTTTTAACTAGTTTATCTTGTTCAACCCGTTGAGTTTGCCAAGACTCTATATCTTTTGCTGATGAACTTGCAGTTGGTCTATTTTTTGCTATATCATTTAATTTGTTTTTTGCTTCTTGATATTCTTTATCTTTTTTGTTTGATTCTTCATCATTTTTAATTTTAGCTTCTCTTAAACTTACTTCTTTGGCTAATGCTGATTCTAACTTACTGGCTTGTTTAGTTAAATCTTCTACATCTTTTTTAAGTTCTTCTGGAGTTTTAAATAAATGTCGTATATCAGGTCCACCAAACATATGTGATAAGTTGGCAAAAGTTTTACCAAGCGACATTGTGGCTTTCATTAACAAGGTAAATCCACCGGTAACAGGTCCGCTTATTATTGCTGTTAATTCATCTAGCCCTTTCCTAAATGCTAATTCAGTTGCAAGCTGTGCATTCTGTGCGTCTTTGGCAGCGTCTTTAGGACCTAATCCGGCTTTTTTGGCTGCAATTTCGTCAGCATTTAATTTTCGTTGTGCTAAGAATTGTTTTTTACCTTCTTCAGTTTTTAGTTTATCAAACTGTGCGGCAGTTTCACGCATCTTATTATCAACGCCAAAATCTTTTTGAAGTTCTTTACTGCTTTCTCCAAATGCACTAGCGGCATTACCAAACATTTTACTAAATCGTCTAGTAGCCTTAACTTGACCTTCTAATAATTCTACTTCCTGACTTCTACCGGCATTCATTTCTCTATTGTGTTTAGCAACATCAATACCTGCCATTAATAATTTAGCATTAGATTCAGTATAAACAGTTGCACCGTCAGTTGAAATACTTTGCAAAACTGCGGCTGCATTGGCAGCACTCATGGTACTTACTGCAACTTTTGCATACGCATCTTTTTGGTCAATTGTAGCTTTAATAGCATCAGCTTGAGCGGTGAGTTGTTTTTTACGAGTTTGATCTTGTTCGTTAGCCGCTTGTTCTAATAAAGCTTCTCGTTTCATACTTTGATTGGCTTTATACTGATTAAAGTTCTCATCCGCATTAGCTATGTCTAACGCTTCTTGTTGTTTTTGAACAGAAATTCCAGTTAATGCGGCCAATTCAACTAACGAATCAATGTATTTGTTTGCTTCTTTACGTTGTCCTTCAGTTGATTTAGTTATTATCATACCGGCAGCAGTCTGCTGCCTGATATAAGTAGCTTGTAACTTTGTATATTGCTCTTGGCTAATACCTAAATTGTTAAAACCATCACGTTGTGCTTGTGTTACTGTAGCAAGTTTTGAAAATTGAACAACACCTTTACTAGCTGAACCTCCCATAGCTATTAAATTAGATCCTAAATCTTTAGTAATGTCAGTAAATTTGTCTAAATTTTCGGATGTATAACCAGCATTCTGCCCTAATTTTCTAATGTCATTGGTAGTTAATGCGCTTGTTGCACCTACTTCGCTTAAGCTATCGTAGGACTTAATCATCGCATCATTTTGCTTGAATACGTTACCTACAAAGAAACTTAATACATCAATTACTGCAGTAAAACCCTTAAATAAAAGCTTTATTTTAATAGAAGCATTAGGGGGTAAAAATGATCCAACTAAATCTGTTATACCTTTAGCACCAGCACTAACGGTCGACTGGTATTTGGACATTGAATTAGTAGTATTAATTAATGAAGATCCAAAAGCCTTTAAGGTTGCTCCTGCATTGTTTAAACTAGTTTCTAAATTTCTCCATTGTTTGGTCGAATTGTTTTTTTCTTTAGTCTCGGTATCTGCGGCTTTTGCTGTGTTTTTAAAACTTTCAATCAATGCATCTACTACTTCTTTGCCCTCTTTTTCACTGACAGCCAGCCCTTTTGAGGCTGCTAGCATTTGATTAATAGAAGCAGTACTTAATACCAATGCCGGAATCATACTGGCCATAGCATCACGCATAGACTCGTATTTTTCGCTTAATTCTCTAATCAATTCTGGATCAATATTATTATCAGCCATGTTTTACCCACTAAATAGTTTCAATTGTATTTAGTATTAGGCAAACGCCATCTTTTAGGATAATTTATGACTTTAGAACACAACCCATTAAAACAGTATTTTCGTAGACCAGCCATTTATATTACCCTGCCCAGCAAGGGAAAATTCTATGAACCCGGAGTTATTAACCAAACTGAAACAGGTGAACTACCCGTTTATCCTATGACAGCTATTGACGATATCACATCAAAAACACCAGACGCATTGTTTAATGGGTCAGCCGTAGTTGAACTAATAAAAAGCTGTATTCCGGATATTAAAGAACCTTGGAAAATTAATAGTATTGATATGGACGCTGTATTGATTGCTATTCGTAGTGCATCCAATGGTAATGACATGGAGATTGAAACCGGCTGTCCAGCTTGCCAAGAAGAATCCAAATATAATGTAAACTTAGTTGGTATTCTATCCTCACTTAAATCCGGCAATTACAATGATGAGTTACTAGTCAACGATCTTTATATTAAATTCAAACCATTAACATACAAAGAAATGAATCAGGTCAACTTAAGTCAATTTGAATTGCAAAAAATGTTTGCAAACATTGAATCACTACAAGATCCAGTTGAACGTGCAAACAAAACAAAAGAAGCACTTAGTATGATAACTAATGTGACTATGAAAGTTTTGGCTAGTACTATTGAGTATATCAAAACTCCATCAGCCATAGTAGATAACATTGAGTTTATTTTGGATTTCTTAGAAAATTGTGACAAGATTGCATATAACTCTATTAAAGAATACCATGAAAAAATCAAAGAAGATGCTGAGTTGAAACCATTGAAAATAAAATGTATCCATTGTCAACACGAATATGAAAAGAGCTTCACATTAAATGTGTCTGATTTTTTCGGTTAAGGCTTCTGTACTTAAAGCCTGAAGAGATACAGAAGCTGATAGATGATATGGAAAAAGAATGTTCTGAGATAA